GATGTAGGCGGGGGCCACCTCTGTGCGTCGAGGTGGCCCCCTGAGGAAGAGGACAGACTTAGGTCTGGGACTCTCTGGTCTGCTGCTCGTACTCGGCTATGAGGAGCGCGACAACACTGCGTTGCCCGACGGCGTACCAGATCTGTCGGTCCCCAAGATCAAGGCTCGGGCATTCGTCGGGGAACAGCTCGTCTAACCGCTCAAGAAGGGGTTTTGGTACGGCAGGGAACTTGGACTCCGTAGGGGCATCGACCACGCGCTTGGTGGTGACTTTCACTCCCAGGTCTTCAGACTGCATCTGCGTCCTCCACCTTGTACCTCTCGATCAGCGTGAGCAGGTACTTCACATCCAAGTGGCCCGTCTGCGCGGCTATTCCTAGCAACTTGCAGAGGTAGCCACTGGTGTGTCGGTCCATCGGGTTGGTGCTCTCTTTCAGCTCGTCGGCCAAGGCGCGTGCCCTGAGCACGGTGATCGTCTCGTCACTCAGGTCCATTGGCCACCTCCATAGAGCCCCGCTTTTGCATGTAGGCAGCCAGCAGGATCGAGTAGTTGATGATGTCCAGCAGGGCGTCGGTGGCGCTCTCGTTGTCCACCGCCAGCCGACCATCGCGCACAAAGGTCACCAGGCGGTTCAGCTTGTCGCCCATGCGGACGAGGAAGCCGGCCTCAGTGCGGGCCAGGCCCATGAGCTCACAGGTCTCGAAGTTCCGCCAAGGGTTCAGGCCCTCGGCGCCAGCGTAGTCATGGTTCTTCTTGGCGCAGATCTGGTACGCCCGGTAGCAGAAGGCCAGATGGAACTCGAGCAGCTCCTCGACCGGGGTCTTCGGCTGGCCGTTGTCTACTTGTGCTTCTTCGGGTCCCACAGGGTCACCTCACAGGTGTTCTGGTCAAACAGGGCAGGGGTCAGGATCTTGGCCATGCGGGCCTGCAGCAGCGCCTCGGTCTCGTTCAGGCCCTTGGCCTCGAACGCGCCGACAACCTCGTCCCAGGTGCCAGCCTCCAGCAGCTTCTCTGCGGTCTTCGGCCCACACCCAGGCAGGCCGGGGTAGCCATCGGTGCTGTCTCCAGTCAGCGTCTGGAACAGGTGCTTCCGGCGGGCTGACTTGTAGGTGATCGTCTGGACACCCAGGTCAGGCTTCCCCGGCTTGTACAGCTTGCAGGGGATCGTCTCGAGATCCTTGTCATCGGACACCACGATCTTGGGCGAGGGCACGCTGTGGCTCTTGGCCAGCACACCCAGCACATCGTCGGCCTCGAGCGCCGGCCACTCGACAGACTCCCACTGGGTCTTGGCCCAGGAGCGGAGCTGGCGGAAGACCACAGGCTTGCGGCCCTTCTTCCGGGCTGCCTTGTAGCTGCTGTTCAGCGCGTGCCGGAAGGTCTTCCGCGCACTGAAGGCCAGGATGGTCCTGACGCTCCCCAGCAGTTCCTCGAGCTCCTCGATGTCACGCTGGAGATCCTCCTTGGCCTCCTTCAGGTCAGCGTGCAGCGACCAGATCTCATCGTCGGGGTCCCAGCAGATCTCCTTCTCGCACCGGATGGATGCCCGGTGGACGAGGATGTCTGCATCAATCAGCAGAGTGTTCTTCTTCTTCCTCTTCCTCATCATATTCGACGTGCTTCAGCGACTTCAGTTGCGCCTCCAGCCCTTGTCGCGTGGGGCCCGGAGGTGTTCCTCGCAGTGCCAGGCACAAGATCGCCTGGGGCTTCTTCTCTCTCAGGTAGGGCAGTACGTCCTCGAGGAGGACTGCAGCCGTGGCGCTGTAGATCCGCCACTTGTATGAGATGCGCTTGCGGCTTCCGGGCCGATGCTGGCGCTTGGTGATCTTGCCCCCGTACAGCTTCTTGAAGACTCGCAGCGTGTACGGGTAGATCGAGTCCACCGCCACTGTGATGCTTCCGCGTCTGTACGACAGGCAGCCCTCGCCATCGATGTACCCCGCTAGGTAGATACGCAGCGCCTCAGTGCGTTTCGGCCCAGTTGCTCCCAATGCTGGTGTCCCCATCCAGGCGGACGTTCAACGAGTACGACCGGCCTGCCGCCCGGATCGCAGAAGGAGCCAGCTCGGCAACGGTGTCGGCGTGCTCCTCGACAACCTCGATCTGCCACTCGTCATGCAGGTGCGCGAGCAGGTGGTAGTCGAGTTGGTTGGTGATGCCCTCGCTGTTGAGCATCTGGCAGTGGATCAGCGCAGCCTTCTTGGCCACGGTCACGGTCGCGTTCTGGATCCACAGGTTCAGCACTGAGTGCTGCGAGCGCGGGAACAGCTTCCGCCCATCTAGGCCGACGAGGTACTTCTTCGTCTTCGCCCGCTCCTGCATGGTCTCGACCAGCTTCTGGAACGCAGGGTGTGCCTTGTAGAAGCGGTAGCGCACCTCGGCACCCTCGCGCCTCGAGCCACCCACGGCCTCACCCAGCATCTGGTCACCGCCGCCGTAGATCAGGGCGAACTGCACAACCTTGGCCTGGGGTCGGCTGATGCCCAGCTTGTCGGCGTTCTCTTGGTGCGGGTCCCCGTCCTCGCACATGCGAGCGAAGCGACCATCGTCCCAGTAGGCCATGGCGTGCGCGAGGAGCCGCAGCTCTGCGCCGGCGAGGTCAGTGCCCACCAGCTTGTACCCAGTGGGCACCGTCCACAGCGCCCGCATCTCAGCCCCGTAGGTGCTGCCGAGGTTCGGGCACTGGCTGATGTTGGGGGAGTGGTGCGCCATCCGGTGGCTGATGGTGGCGCCGCAGGTGATGAACTTGCCGTGGATGCGGTCATCGTCCTGCACCAGACCCAGCCAGGAGTTCTGCCCCTCGGCCAGTTGGCCCAGGCGCTTCTGCACCAGCAGGTACTCCTTGAGCGCACCGGCCTCGCAGTACTCGGACTCGAGCTCCTCGAGGATGGTCTCGCTGATCTTGGGGCGCCCTTCGCTGGTGAACTCCTTGGGCTCCCAGCCTCGAGCCTGGAACCGCTCTGCGATCTGCGTGCGGCTGCCGGGGTTGAAGGGCACCAGCTTCGTCTTGGTCTTGAGCTGGACCTCCTTGGGCGGGAAGAGCTCCTGGAGCTCCGACTCCAGTTGATCCTTCGAGGCGAGCAGCCGGCAGTAGAGCTTGTCAGCCTCCTTGCGGTTGAAGTACCAGCCGCGGTCAGTAGCAGCCAGCATCATGTCGTGCGTCTGGTGCTCAAGCTCGACGGCCTCCTCAGGCACCTCCTGCTTCTCGAACTCCTGATACAGGCGGTAGGTCACCTCGACATCCCGCATGCAGTAGTCCTCCATCTCCTGGGTCCACTTCTGCCACGGGTTCTCCATCCCCTCGCCGTACTCGTACTTGGGGAAGCCGAGGCGCAGGCCCCAGGCCTTGAGCGAGTGCGAGCCGATGAGCTCCCTCGAGAAGCCCTTGCGCTTCCAGTCGAGGTCGCGGATGTGCGGCCACGCGAGGCGGGCGCACACCAAGGTGTCCCTCAGTGCTGCGTCGGTCTCGAACTCCGGGTGGCAGGCGAACAGCGCCTGGAGGTCGTAGGCAATGATGTTGTGCCCGACGAGCACCTTCGCCTTCGACAGCGCACGCAGGCCATCCCGCAGGTTGCCGGCCTCGTGGCTGTAGCGCCTCTGCTCGCCATCGCCGTCGATGGTGCAGATGCAGTGGATGACGGTGGGCTCGAGGCCATCGGTCTCGAGATCGAAGAACAATACCTGCTGGGGATCGCGCACTAGAAAGGGACCTCTACCTCGTTGTCTTGCTTGGGTTCGAACTCAGGCTCCACCTCGGTGTGCCGACCAGTAGCCGGGTCCCACCGGAGATGGGTTGCGACACCAAGCTCCCCGCTGAACCTGTTCTTCAGGACTCGAACGGTGGTGAGGTTGGAGTCCTCACCCATGGTGTCGCGGCTCAGTGCAACGCACGCATCACTGAGCTGGGAGATGGCCTGCGAGCCACGAAGGTGGGACAGCTCGATGTCTCCCCCCCGTTCTGCACTCCGTCCCTCGACGCGGCGCAGATGGGATACCAAGACCATCCCGACCCCCGTGGCTTCGCAGACCTGGGAGCGCAGCGCCGTCATGACGTTGTCGATGAGGCGCCGCTCGTCACCATCGCCCCATCCGCTGACGAGGATCGACAGGTGATCGATGAACAGAACGTCCACCCGCTCGGCCACCCGCAGGTAGCGGCAGCGAGCCAGTAGGTTCTCGCTGCTCATGGAGCCGAAGTGGTTGTAGACGAAGAGCCGGTCGCGGAGCTCCCGGTCGAAGACCTCCTTGATCTCCTCGTCGGAGACGCCGCTGCGGTCGAGGTGCAGAGGCTTCTCCATGAAGAGCCCCAGCAGCGACAGCCCGGTGCGAGCCAGGCCCTCCTCAAGCGCGATGTATCCCACGCGCAGGCCTGAGCGCAGCAGGTGGACTGCGAGGCTGCGGCAGAACTGGGACTTGCCGACGCCTGTGCCGGCGCAGATGGTCACCAGTTCACCCGCGCGGATCCCGTGCAGCATCTCGTTCATGCCAGCCCACGGGTAGGGCGCCAGGCTCTCGGCACCACGGTCCTCGAGGATCGCCTCGAGCAGATCGTCTCCAGCCACGATGCCGTCGGGCCGGTAGGGCTTGGCCTCCCAGAAGGCCTGCACCAGTTCCTCTTGCAGCCCCTTGGAGCAGGCGTCACAGACATCGTTGGCGCCCTCGGGCACCAGCATCAGGCGACAGCGTCCTGGCGTGAACAGGCCGGCGATCTCCTCGGCTGCCTTCTGCCCAGCCTCGTCCCGGTCCATGCACACCAGCACCTCCTCGAAGGTCTCGAAGAAGGCGATGTCTCGAGCGACCGCCTTGGCGCCACCGGCAGCACCGGAGGGCAAGGACACCGCTGGATACCGGGGGAAGATGTCGAGCCACTTCAGGCAGTCGGTCTCGCCTTCGAAGATGACGATCCGCCGGCCACCGGGCTTGTACCTGTGGAGCTGCCAGCAGCTCAGGTGCCCACCGTTGCCGATGATGCTGAACCGCTTGTCGGCGGTCTTGACCTTCTGCGCGACGAGCTCACCCTTCTCGTTGCGGTAGTCCGCCACCTGCACGGTGGCGCCGTTGACCTGGGCCACCCCATAGCCAGCCATGCGGCAGGTGCTGGCCTTGATCCCTCTGCCTGCCAGTGGCGCGGGAGCATGCGCGAGGAACCCATCGGGCATGGGCTCAGACTCGACGGCCACCTCGTTGTCGCCAGGGAAGTACTTCTGGCAGGAGAAGCAGTAGCCGTGCCCATCGTCGTAACGGGCAAGCGCATCGGAGGAGCCGCATGCCTCGCAGGGCTCATGGGCGACGAAGCCCGACTGGTCCTCTACTCCCAGCAAGTCAGCACCTCCATCTCGATGCGACCTTCCTCGCCCGGCTCTGCCCACATCTTGCTCGAGTGGCTGTGGACGATCTGGCTGTCATCGCCCCAGAGCTGGGCGTAGGTGCAGCGGTCCCAGAAGCCCTTCTCGAAGTTGTCGATGTCGCCCTTGGGGTGACTCAGCTTCGTGGTCTTCGGGCGCTTGCAGATGAACCTGCTGGTGACGGCCAAAGGACCGAGGAGGGGAGAGGTAACTCCAGCCGCCACCAACAGGTTCGGAAGCACTGCGTCCACGGCCTCACGCCACGCCTTGTACTTAGGCGGGTAGTACGTCCAACCCTTGCGCGTCACTCGGGGGCGCGGCGCGGGGATCGGATTGACCGGGACGATCAGCTCCATCAGAAGTCGTAGTCGGACGCAGCCGGGGTGAACGACTCAGCGACGAAGCCATCGGTGGGGGAGAAGCCGAAGTCGGACGCCTCCTGGGATCCACCGCCAGCCCCCGGCTCGCGCAGCTCGATGATCTGCACGGCGCTCAGGAGCAAGGTCAGGTTGGCGACACCACTGGCGGTGTAGCCGTAGAAGCTGCCGGCCAGCTTGGCCTTGGTGCCGAAGCCGATGGGGGGCACCTCGCTCAGGTACTGGCCCTGAGCGTCGAAGATCTTGGGGCCGGCGGCTTGGAAGGTGCCGTCCTTCTGCGCCCGGTAGGCCTTGGTGCTGGTCTTGAAGATCGCGTCACCAGGCTCGAGCGAGTCGAGCATCTTGCTCGCGCTCTCTCCGATGTCATCCCACCGCTCGGTGTCGGCAGTCAGCCACTGGATGTTCTTCTTGACCTTCCGCGGCTTCTTGCCGGTGGCCGTCTTGACCACGTTGATCCACTCCTCGAACTTGGCCTCGACGGCCTCGAGGAAGTCTGCTGCGGCCTCGCCGGTCAGCAGGATGGACGCCTTGTACTTCTGCTTCTCCTGTTCAGGAGTGAACTTGGTGTCCGGTTCGTTGAGGTACAGGGGAGCAACGAGCTTGCCCTCCCCAGTGACGAATGAGCCCAGGGCCCTACGCAGGTCTGCCATGTGTGTCTAGTTGAAGAAGTAAAGTGAGTCCCGCACGCACGCGGGGTCGAGGTCCCCGTAGGTGGGGAGCTCAGGGAGAGAAACATCAGGCGGAAGGAACGCCTCCACCTCTGCTTTGAACTCAGCCAGCAGGTCCCGGCTGAAGATGTCTGCCGCTGCGTGGCGGATGCTCAGGCTCAGGGCCTCGGCATCAGCAGCCACCGTCGCGAAGCTGTCATGGACAACGGCGAAGCTGGTGACGCCGCAACGCTTCGCCTCGAGGATGGTCTTGAACATCAGCGCCGCGTCGGTGCTGTGGACCCAGTTCGGCGCGAGGCCGTTGACCATCTTCCGCCCGTCGATCTTGTCGGTCTCCTCGCGGATCTTGTGCTGGCGGACGGTGTCCCCGATCTTGGTCTTGATCGACCTCGAGCGGTACTTGCGGTAGTCCTGCTTGACCGGGTAGCCGATGGCTGTAGTCCAGCGCACCGGGAGGTCATGCTCGACGCAGATGCGGGCGACCTGACCGAACCAGTCCATGGCCTGCTGGGCGCCGGCGATCACCTGATCCATCGCCTCCCAGATCTTCTTGGCCAAGTACAGGCAGGCGCGGAAGTCGTTGCTGACCGGCAGGAACTTCTCGGTGCCCGCCTTCTTCACCGCCCACTCGCGGACGTA